TTCGATCATTTGAAAGGAATAAAAAATAGAAAGGTTTACACGAGGTAAGTCATCTAATAACTTACACTATCATAATACTGCCTTTTTAAGTGGACTTACATATGCTAAAAGTTCTCTACACATAGCCGATATAATCAGCTAACTTCTCAATCATTGCATTTCTTCTTCTCAATATACTTGTCTTATTCGTACCGAAGTAATCAGCTAAATCTTCCCAATGATAACAGCCGATAGGACATTCCCAGTAGCGTTTATTAATTAAGTCCAAAGTGTCCTCATCTGCCTCACTCACTAATCTATCAACGCCATTAACAATATTACTAAGTGTTACATAACGCTTATTACTTAACTTCTTAATCGTTTCACGTTCAATAGGGTTTCCGGGTAGATTACTTTTACCCGCACCTACATTCTCTGGTTCATGATTTTCTAACAATTCATATTCGCATACTTTTAACTCTTTACGATAACGTTCTACGTGTTGTATATATTCTTCTAACTTTTTAATATCATGACGCTCAATACTTATCACTTACGCTCCCCCCTTACTCTTTACACACAACCAAACAAGATACATAACTGGAATAATAACTATCCACCAAGTCATTTAAATACCTCATTTCATAGTTCATTTAAATGAGCGTGGTCATGTTCGTCAAAGTCCTTAGGTACTTCCACCTCATCGTTTGCAGTCAACTTATAATAAACTTCTCTGCCAATCCATTTACCTAACTCATACATTGCGATAGTGAACCATATTTTTAATATTCGTTTAATCATCTTATCCTCCTCATATATCTTCATTGCCTCTTCTTTACTCTCTGCATTAATCACAGTTGCCGTCTGATTATCTTTAAGCTTTGCTACATGTTTGTGTTGTATGCCTGATGAATCTGTGAATGTTGTGATTAGGTATTGTGTCACTTCCCTAGCACCTCTTTTACTCTTTCGTATATATCTTTATTACACGTAGCCTTTATCTTTGTCTGCTGTTCCATCTTGTCTTGCATGATTTCGCTCCATTTTCTTTTTATACGCTGAGATGAGTTGGTCGATTGAGTAATAATGTTTAGCAATAGCAAAAGGTAAAAATAACTTTTCACTAAACCATCCGTTATATAGTTTATCTATGTCTGACATAAAGTCATCAACTATATCATCACTGTCAAAATCAATTTCAACATCATACATATAATCAGTAAGATATCCTTCTTCTACATATTCCAAAATAGTTTCAATATCTTCACTTTGATTAGCTATGCTTAAACCGAACGCTAAAATATCCGCTAATTCATCTAATTGTACATCTAATGGCTTACCTGGTTTCTTCTTCCAATTCTTGAATGTTTCTAATGTGTTAAACCATTCAAAGAATTCAACCACATAAGCAATCTTGCTATCTTGTAAATTAAGTGTCGGTATTCTACTGTCAAAATCCTTTTGTATTTGTAATAGCTCTTTTAATCTTTCTAATGTTAATTGATTAGTCATTTATTGTTCCTCCAATTCATTCAGTATCTCTTCCACGTTATAAGCAAATTGCACAACTGTAATTTTGCCATGTAACCACTTAGCGTGTTCACGTTTGATTAAGTCCAGTTTGTTCAATTCACGTTGTTGATCTTCAATAGTAAATTTATGGTTTTGTAATTCTGAAACTAATTTACTAGCACTTTCTTTTGTAACTTCGAATGTATCGTCTAAAAAATAATCTGATACTATATCTAATTCATCCATCACTACCACGCTCCAAATCATTTAATAAATTTCGAAAATCATGCGTTCCGTCTAGTTGGTCCATTTTTATAAGTACATTCTCCAGCTTTTCTAATCGGCCATCATCGTAATCGCTGTAACGTTTACCTTTTAGCCAATGTAAATCATGTAAGCTAGGATATTCTTCTAATAACTTTTCTTTCAACTCTAGCCATGCACGTTTATAATCTTTATCCTTCATGGTTTGCCTCACTTTCATAAATAATGTCCGCCACTTTCTCTATCGCGTACAAAATACCTCCGTCATACAAATCTGTAATAGCTAAGCCTTCATATTCTTCAAATTCTGTGTTAATAAATTCTTTGATTTTATCTAGTGCAACAACTTTATTTGTTGTTTTTGTATAATCTTCATACAATTCTTCGTAATCTTTTATCCATTCTTTACAAGTGTTGTAGATAACTTCTTTTTCCGTTTTTAAACTCGTGTTTTCATTTCTTAGTTCTGCAATTATTTCATAAAGTTTATCTTCGTTTTCTTTTAATTTTTTTATATCTTTTAACAACTCATCATAACTTTCTTGTGATAACTTAACTTCTGCCATTCCTTACACACTCCCTGTTCCTTTTTATGTCACACTCACTAACTTTCATCGTCACTCTGTTGCCTGCTACTTTAACCACAAAGCCTTTAACACCTAACTGTCTTAGTTCACGCTGTACTTCTGTAGGTGTCTTGCCTTGTGTGTTGTATTTGTATCGTTGGTTGATTGTGTCGGACAGTATCATGCGTTCAATTCCTCGTATTCGTCTGCCCACATATACATTAATCCGTCACTTACATGTTTACGGTTGCACTTTCTAGCAATGTTGCGTCTGTCGATGAATAATACTTTTTGAGCTTCTACTGTACTTGCAAATTCTTCTACAATTCGATTGTTGTTATCGACAAGATATACTGGCTTAGATACGCCTTTGTTTCTGCGATGAATCCTATATTTTTGCAATGTAGATTGAAATAGGTTATCTGCCATAAGATTGTTGTACCTACTGTCCTTAGGGTAAGCGTGATACCCTGTTCTCAAATTACCGATAAATGTTTCGTACACAATATCTGCTGCACGATACTTCTTATTCTTATAAATGACTGTGGAAATACCGTTACATCCATTCGCAAACTTGTATTTTCCATCAGGTCTTTTCATCCTGCCTAAGTTACTCACGTATAGATCATACTTTTCGCTATACTTCCAAATTTCATCTTTTGCTACAACCCTTTTGTTAAACTCCTGTTTCTTATTCACTCTCGGCATTGTGTCGGTGAAGAAACACTTCAACTTATCGTTATATGTGCCACGTTCCTTTTGATACCACAATGTATTGAGAGGAATATCTGTAATGTTGTGTAAATGAGATAGGCTTGTCTTAGTCACTGTGTGGTTAAATGGCTCGTACATATACACCATAATTAGTCCTCCCACTTTTCAAATGCTCGATCGATATACCATTTGTAACCTCTGTGTTGAGAATACTCTCCTCTTAAACAAGCGCTTATAGCACCTTGATGGAAACCATTCCTGCCAGCCTCTCTTGCTGATTCAAAATACACAGTATCTCCAGTTTTTATATTGATTCCTTTTATAGGTATACTTCTTGTCTTAGCACTGTTTTTAATAGCTATCTTAAATTTTTCACTATCATAATATCCCGAAAGCTTCCTTGTTTTCACTCTACGTTGATGTAAATTGTTATAACCATAATTTTCAGATAAAGTTGCCCACTCTAAGTTGTTAAAATGATTATTCATTTTATTTTCATCGATATGATTTACTTGAGGTTTATTTTCAGGGTTAGGAATAAAAGCTTGAGCTACCAATCTATGAACTAACTTGTTATCTTGTTTTGCCCCTTTATATTTTCGTAACCCCACTGTTGAATATGAACCTGCTTTATTAATACTCATTTTTCTGTTTATATTGTATGACCAGACATTCCCATAATTACTGATCGCATAATTTTCATAACCTTCTATCTCTTTCCAAACTTCACCCTTCCCATTTGTCGAACAATCTTTGCACATAATATTTTGCTTTACCAATATCCTCACGCCCTCCTTTATGATTTGCTCTACTCAAATATTTAATTGCATTAAATACATAAGGTGCTAATTCAGGTGAATATTGCTTACACACTTGGTCACAATAATCAATGACTTCTATATCTCCATACGTATAATGTGTTGGGCGGTTAACCTTGTCATCTAACGTCATTTCCACAGGTTCATTTTCATTAGCCAATGAGTAAAAATCGTAACTATCATCAATAGTCCAAGTTCTACCGTCAATTGCTTCTACATCAGCAAGCCATTTATCTATAGCAAGATTTGACCCAGTTTTTGGCTCAGTTTTTGACCCAGTTAAACGATATACACCTTCTATTTGCACTGTAATTTCATCACCATTAACTTCTTGCATTCTGATTCTATCGCCTCTATTCAAATCTTTAATACTCATGATCCAACCACCTTTCTAGGGAATATGTCGTTTTCCATAAGGTACTTACACCATTCGCTGCGAGAATGTTTTTGAGGTACTTCAAATAAGTGAGGTTTCTTACGTCTTAGGTCCAATTCTTTTTGTCGCTCTAGTCTTACTAACCTCATTCTGTCCTCATGTTCTAATTGAGATAGTCGTTTTCTCTCTTTCGTTTCTGTATCTTGTTCGTTATAATCTTCGAATAAAGCTTCTTCAGGACTATAGCCAGAATACTTAATACGTCTTACAATAAGTTTCCATGGTGTTCCTGTATATTCAGCTTCGTGTACATCTTCAACTGGCAATAAGTGTTTCTGTTCTTCAGTTTTTACAACGTAATATAATCTATTATTTTTAAATTCAATCGTTCTATTCTTTGCTAATTCCATTTACTCCACCTCTATTAATTCAACTAGTTCAAAATCTTCATTCATCAACTCTTTGTCAGGGTTGTTACTGATTAAATCTAAAATGCGTTCCTTTTCATCACTTGCAGTAATTTGATTGTTTACCCAAACTGGATACTTACATCTAACTTTCATTGTTGCTTCGACTGTGATTGTTTCTTCTCTGTTAACCATTCACTCATCACCTACCAATTCGCCATCTTTCCAGATGAGTGTCATTGTGTCTCCGTCTTTTAACCAGAATTCTCTACTAAAGTCATCTTTTACTTGTTCAATAGAATCCCCGAACCATTGCGTTCCATTATTATCTTGAAATATCTCAAGCATTTCTGAGATTTTTGTACCTTCTGTAAGCTCTTCTTCAACTTCCACTGTGAAAGTTTCATCTTTGCCAATTGAATGCTCTACAGAAACTGTTTGTACCATGTCAAAATACACAGAACCTCCGTCAATATTGCTATAAAATGCTTTTTCTTTAACTCCATTCTTCCAAGCCCAATCAATCAATTCTAATAAGTTCATTTTCTTCTCAACTTTAACCTTTGCCATTCTTCATCTTCTCCTTTTTACGCTTTCTGCGTACCTTAATTAGTTCGTCATACGTTATCCACTCTTGACCTGTGTATTTAGGCGCTTTACATATCCATGTGAGTGGTACTTCTCTGTTTTGATATCTGAATATCTTCGCTTTCAACTTTGCTACTTCTGTTGGCATTCCTTTGACGTCTATCACTTCAAGCAGCTTGTTATTTTTCCATAATGCAAAGTCGGCTATATATTCTGTTTTACGTTGTTTATCAAACTTAGGTATTAACTCATATCTAGGTTGTAATTCAATATGATCATATTCATTGCCCAAGTTACGTTCTAAATGTTGGTAATAGTCACATTCAACTTTGCTATCAAAAGTGACGCCTTTATATTCAACTTTTTTAGAATTGTATTTACTCACATTGCCACTCCTAGAAATCAAATATTGTTGATTGCAACCCTAATTCTTCTTCATATAGAAGGTCGTACACGCCTTTAAAATGTTTCAACTCACTATCAGTCATCTT